GCTTTAGAGCTTGGGTCTGCTAGTTGGACTAGCATTCCGCGGATAGCAGTTCCTGCCATACTCGCCTTAACCCCGGCCCCTGCAAGCGCACCCATTGCGGCTGCGATATTCTCAAAGTCTTGGCCCATCGCTGAACCAGCAACACCGATGTATTTGAACCCCTCGGAGAGTTGATACATGTCGGTAGTGGACTTAGCTGCGGTGATAGCAAGCACGTCAACGAAATGCGAAGTTTCCGAGGCGTTTGCCCCGAAAACAGTCATCATGTCAGCAACTTTTTCGGCGGTCTCAGCGATACCCATTCCACTGACTTGGGCCATGTTGAGGACTCCAGCCAACGCATCCCCCGCATCCCCGGCGTTGTAACCAGCTTTAGCAAGGTGTTCCAGACCTTGAGCCGCTTCGGTCATGGAAAATCTGGTCTCCTTTCCAGCTTTTCTGGCAACGTATTCCAGATACTCCATGTCTTTGCCAACGTCACTGCTACCCTCTTGAACCACTGACTTGACTGTAAGCATGGCACTTTCAAATGCCATCAAAGAAGCAACTGCACCGCTAACAACCTTGGCCGCGGCAGCGATGCCGACAAGACCCGCGGCAACTGCTGCGGCAGGACCGCCCATCGCGGCTAAACCCCCAGCCATGGCACCAATCGGGGTAGAAGCTCCGCCTGCCACCCTACTGATTCCAGATAAGCTGCGAGTCAACGAGTTGATCGCAGTTTGAGCCGCAGTCGCGTTAGCCAAAAAATTAATGGAAACAGTGTGGGTGGCCATGGCTGATACTACACTTCATCCAACAAATTTTCAATTCTTTCGTGCGGTCTTCGGATCTTGTATCCTTCTCGTAAGTAGAACAGATGTTCGTAGGCGAAAACCAGACGCAGCGGCATTTTCTTGAAAATGTAGGATGGCTTATACCCCGTCACCAGATGCACAACAACGCACAATCGTAGCATCCAGCTAGGGGCAATCACTCCCCCAAAACTTCAACCCCCAGTTCCGACTTGGGGGCTTTCTGTTCGACAGGCTCGACGCGAGTTTCTTGCGCCGTTTGAATGAGGTCGATGACCATTTGTTGAAACGCTGGCATTTCAGCAGGTGCAATGTCTTCGGCCAACTCGTAGGCACGCATTTCCAACTCATCGAGGTTTTCTGTCAGCTTGATAGCTTCGCGAAGTGGCACAGACTGAAGGACCACAAACTTGCATGAGTCGAGGATCAAGTTTGCACATTCTTCCATGGGCTTTCCAGAAACGATTTCGTTGTTGGTCTTCTGGAGAAGGGCGATGCTCGCCAGCTTGACTGGTCGAAGTTTCTTTCCGAGAATGCTAGGCTTCACACCTAGCAAATCAGACTGAACCGCTTCCATGATGCGATCTTCACTGCTCAGAACCTCGATTTCTTTTAAGATGTCATCACTCATAGTCATTTTCTTTTTTGATCTTCAAAGGGATCGCAACGAACCCACCCCTTCTTGATGTAGTTCTCGTGGCGTTTCGATCCCTCGATGCACTGAACGGTCGATTGACCGGATGGAGACCGAAACGAGATCCAAGGCTTCACGCGGCCTAGCCGCTCAATGAAGATAGCCCTGTTCCGAAGGGCGCAGAGTGCGCCTGTGAAAATGTCAACCGGATGCTCCGCGATGTATTTATCGGACTCCTCATATGCCCTGACAAGCTCCATCGTCTTTTTCTTCCCATCTGATGTTCTTGGGTGAAAATTGAAAACCCACCGAACCTCGCCGCTCTTCAGTCGAGCAGCGGTGTAGGGTGGGTCTTCACGAAGCGGAACACCAACTGAGAACAAGGCGACTGCCAAGTCGAGGTTCGTGACACGAACGATTGACGTGTTGTTAGAGATGCCTCCGGGGCGTTTAGCCCTCGCAAGCAGCCTATCTGCTTTGCTGTCCTTCTCTTCCATCTGGAAATTCCCGTTGGCTCAAAGTCCTCGGGGACAGGTTGTTTGCACGTTCGTGCAAACGGTCAACACGTCACGAAGTGATTCCGCCGTAGCTGGTCGCTTTGATGGAGGATTTCACGAACTCCTCATTGGCCTTTTCGACAGAGACTTCATCCACGAAGGTGTCCCCGGCGAGGGTGAGGTAGGTTCCGGCGAGCGAAAGAGCGGAACCCACAGTGTCTGTGGCGGTTCCGAGACCTTCGATCTCGACTTCAGACGTTGGGTTGTAGTAAGCGACGGTCACGATGTCACCGCAGTTGTTCCGCGCTTCCTTCTTGTCCATTTTGTTGGTCACGGAAACCGATTGCGTGACGAGGCTCGCTTCGTCCTCTTCGATTCCGAATTCCAGTTCTTGTCCGACGATAGTTCCACAGGGCATGGCAGTAGATGGGTTAGTTGTCTGAAAATACCACTTTACGAAGGTGGCGTCAAGGGTGTTATGCTAAAGTCGTATATCGCTCACCACGGCAATGATGCTGCGGGTAGAGGGTGATTTCAAGGAAGAAGTGAAACGCACTCTCAGTATTTTCATTCTCATCAACAGTCACTCTTGTAGGCTGGATGACCGATCCGCCCAAGCTCGTATCCACGGCGTCTTCGCCGTCGCGAGTAAGCTCAATAGCGTCGATAATCAACGCCAGCCAATCCATCGCGCCTTTGGGATAGGATGGTTCTGCGGGGTTTCGGCGGAATAGCCCTTTCTGTCGAGAAAAAGAGCAGCGGTATCGAAGAATCTGTTGCGGGGCTACAGGAGAATTCTTCTTGGCGTGATCCGCCGTTCTAGGAGCGCCAGCCGAAATCCCTTCGGTTAGGCGAAACGTGTCGAACTGCATGGAAGGGTAGCTGTCTTCGCCCATCGACTGCTTTGTTCCTTCCGGGTCATACTTTAGCCCCGCGAGAATTTGACCCGGCTGCGAATGATAGATCAGTCGTTCGTTGATTTCCCACGCTGGAGCGCAGAATCGAAATACGTCATTGATGGATGGACTCATTGTAACTTACTGGCAATCATTCTATCCAAGGTCCGCTCGGTAAGAGCGGAATATTTGATCGACAAGTCTCTAAGGATGTAATGCGGTTTGATCCCTCGCACTTTCCTGGCCAAGATATAATCCCCACCTCGACCCATCTTGAAGTTCTTTCTGTTTCGAAAAACCCCCTTTGGCCCTGCTCGATGCGCTTTAGGCGTTAGTGGAATGAACATTCGTTGTGCGCGTTTGGGTCCATGTGAGCGAGTCCCTGTTTCCAAGTATCGCATTGCGCGGTAGTCGTTTTTAAGCACCCAAGTCAGCCCAACTCCTGACACCACTTTCCAGCCGTGACGCGTGTTACCGGTAAAACGCTTGGGGGTCTTAATGACAGCTTCTTTTTCGGCCAATTTGGCTAGCGCATGTAGTTCAGCCTTAATCGCTGGTTTCGTAAGCGATTTTTTCGTAAGGCGAATCGCCTCTGCCAACCGTTTTGAGTTGACTGATATTCTTACCTGCCTTGTAGCCATCACAGCATGTGGGAATAGTTCCGAAATTTGTTGAGTAGCTTGTAAACGTCGGTCGGAATATTCAATTCGATGAGTTCGATCCGATTGCCCTCCAGATTCGTTTGCTCCAGACGACGTTCCAAGCTGTATGTCGCGGCGATGATCGCCGTGGCTTTCCGCAATGTTGCCGGAAGATTCGCCGGAACTCGGGTGTCGCCTACTTCGGGTTCTTCATCCTCTCCGACATCATTGATGTAGCCAAACGTCCCCTCGATGACCATATTCCTGACAAACGGGTATTCACCGAAAATAGTGGGGCTTCGATAGGTGAACGGATTCTCCCGGAACATCACACGACTCTCCGCCGTGATCTTCCCGATCTGCTTGTCGTTGTCGTTCTCAAAGTAATAGTCTTGCGGACTCCACAGATCGTCGTTGGTCTTTCCAACCACGCGATCATCGTAAACCCAAAGGTTCGTCAGTGTGATGATGGGCCAAGGGAGATACACAGTGTCCTCCATGACCCAGGTGCGCCGAACAACAAGAGGGTCTTGCCCTTCGGAGTGGTCGTGGAAACGAAAATCGCGTCGGCAGTGTTCCTCGACCCATCGTGACGCGAGATTGATGCAGGAGTGATACCAGTCGGTAAGCTCCGGTCCAGAATTTTTGGTTTCCTTCTGGACATCCAGCAGAGAGCAGTAAGGTCTATCCAATGCAACGCTCATGTGGTATCAGGCAGTGTGCGGGCCTTTGCCCACTTTGGTTTGAAACGACTTGTCTTGCGGGAGGGAGCGTCGGAACTCCTCCAACGCTTTTTGTTTTGCCTCCTCGCTTCCGAGGGCGTTGAACTGCATAAGCTGCTCAACTCGTTCTCCGGGCGTCAAGTGACGAGCAGAGTTCAACAGGCGCGTGAAAGTGGCTTTTGTATTCATGCGGTGACGGGCTGACGCCCACGTTTGCGAAAGGCAGTGACTGTTTTGAGCTTCTTGACCGGATGCTTCTTCGATTTTTCCTCCGCTGATTCTTCCGGTTGATTTTGCTCCACGATCACCGTTCCATTTTCAGTCACGGTAGCATCCAACGCCTCACCTTCTTTAGAAAAGCGAGGAGTAGGGATTTCCCCGAAAACTCGCGGAACGAAAGGTCGATCCTCGTTAGTCTGTTGAAGAACGAGTTTCCCGGTTCCGTCGTCAACAAGGCGAGGCATCTCCATTCGTTGCATCTCGGTGTAGCGGTGCCACTGCATGTTTCGAGAAGACGCGATAATGGCGTCAACGACAAATAGCTTCTCCCCGTCGTAGTTTGGTTCAGTGACCACCGCCCCGGCGAGCCGCATCGCTTCGATGATACTGCGAAGTTGGTTGCGGCTGGCGCGTGCCGTAAGCCGATTGAACACATTCGGGTTTTCCCAAGGAATCGTGCGAAGATCAAACACAGGTGTTCCGATAGGAAGGATGCCTTTGGCCAATTCAGCCGCTTCGGCATTCACGTCTCCGCCGACAAGTTTGAAATCGGGATTCTCTGAGACGCAATCCCACTCTCCTTCGGTGAGCGTGAGCGTCTGCCCTTTGGTAACTTGACCGAATCGACCGAGGTTCTTCGGTTCGCCGACGTATTTGATGGTTCTCATATATTGGATGCTGATAGCTAGAAAAGAATAACAGCTTCGGGTCTCCGCCGCAACTATTGATTGCACGAACGTGCAAACGCCGGACGGATGGCTTTCCACGCTTCACCAGATTTGATTTTCTCCGCAGACCATTGCGCGGAGGCGAGCCTATCCAACCAACCGCACCGTTCTTCTTGCGTGAAGTATCGCTGGTGGTCCACACCGCTTCGCACGTCCCAACACATACTTCCTGGGTGTGCTGGCAACACATCGACTCCAGCCATGAACGCCTCAACCAATGAGTTCGATGAGAATGAAACGGCGAGATCAGCCCAATCGAAGATTTTCTCTTTGGTCCAGTTTGCAGCGTCAAAGTTGAACACGTCTGGAGCCGTGGTCGTATTATCTATTGCATCTGCCGGATGCCCACGAAACCCTACGGCGCAACCGCGATATTCAAGATAGTCGGCGAGTTTCCTAAGATACTCGCGGTAGATTTGAGGACGCTCTTGATCGGAAGGGTGAAGCGGGATCAAGTTAGCATCCTTTGCGACTTGCCCGAGGATGACCACGTTCTTGTGTTGTGCCCTGCGCGGAAGTTCCTTCAACTGAGGATACCACTGAGATCCTGCTCCGCAAACCACCGGGGAGGCTGATTTGCCCATCCCATTCAATCCAGAGATTCCAACGTAGAAATTTTGAAGTCGATCTCCCAGAAAGCCACACTCCATGACGACGTGGTGAACGGCGTGCAAATGAGCGATGTTGGGGATACGCGGACCCCATGTGATGCACACATCGCCGAATTGAGTGGCAGATGACGAGATACGAATCGGCTTGTCCCCCGCTTCAGCGATGCCTTCCTCCCATAGCGACATTCGCCAATCACGGAGTTCAGTCGAGGTGGGAAAGTATTGATCGCAGAGGATCACTTCAAGAGGACGTTCGGTGTTTGCCATGAAAGAAGTATAGTCAATGACAATTCCGGCACAAGGCCAAAAAGAGAAACCGCTCGCCCCTTGTGAGGGCGAGCGGCTCTGCTATCCGCATCAGCAAGGTTGGCAAACACCTACTGACGAGAAATGTGAGTCACGGTCAGGCCGCGGCGTTGTTGAATCCGAGGCAGACCATCGGAAGCGACGCGCTGGGCGTCTCCATCGGAGTGAAGGCGCGGCGGAAGCTCGCGATGACATAGTTGACCTGCTGCATCTTGTCCACGTCCACCTCAAGGGTGAAGCCGCGGCGAACGCCAACCATCCACGAAGGACGGTGAACGAGCAGAAGCGAACCCTTGGTGGTGGTGGAGCCGTCGTAGACACCGGAGGCGTTGAGGTCTTCCCGAAGCTGAGAAGAAACGACGATGCGAATCCCGAAGATGGAAGCCGCTTCACCAGTGAGGATGCGAGCCGCAGCAGCGGAACCAACCTTTTCAAAGGTGAGGGTTTCATCCAGACCCACAAGATCATTGTAGCCCATGGGACCACAGATGAGGAGGAGGTCACGGGGACGCACACCATACTTCTTCATCAGCTTCCGCATCGCCTTGATGTTGGAAGCGTTGATGTTTCCGGTGGAGAGGTCTTTCGTGATCGAACCAGCAAGCGCATACTTGCGGAAGCCCTTGAAGAGCTTCGCGTGGTGGTTGGTCACGGCGTGGTAGTCCGAGTGCTGGTGAGTAGCGGTCGTGTCGCCCTCGATGAGGGCACTTTCGAACGCATCAGCCGCGCCAGCGGACAGACCTTCGGTGAGCATCGGAAGAACGGCGACGATGGAATCCTCATCCGCTTCGTAGCTGTAGTCGGACATGCCGATCAGCTTCTTGGCGTCGAGGGTGATGTTCGCCGTTCCGGGGTTGTTCGCGGTCGGGTTGCTCCCCGGATTCTCCGCGCCCACCTTGAAGACGGGGCGAGTAGTGACCATCGGGAACTTGAACGGATCGGTCGGCATCGCGATTTCCGAAGCCATCATTTCCATGGCGAGGTCGGAGTTGAGATACAGACGCTCCTGGAGAAGCGAGGAAAGGTCGGTGAAGACCAGCTCCGCACCCTCGCCAGATCCGCCAGTGGTGATCGTCTTGCCACCAAGCACGACGGAATCGCGGAGGCTCTTGAGACGAGCCGCGCCACGGTTCTGCGCGTTGCTGAGTTGCTCGGAAGTGATGCCATCGTTGATGCTGGTCGGAATCGAACCACCGGATTTGATGGTCGAGGACTTCGCATCTTCGCTGACATTCATCAGACAGATGTTGAGCAGTTGCTTCTCGGCAACGGAGAGGTTGCCGGAACGGTGTTCGATGGGGCGAGAACCCTTTCCGCTCTCGGGGAACTGATTCGCACGCGGAGCCTTGATGGAGGCGGCGAACTTGTCGAGGAGCTTTTCGAACTGCTTCTCGGTGAGGGCACCTTCGCTGCGCTTCTCCGCGATGGTGTCGCGGATGGTCTTGACGAGGGCTTCCTTGTCGATGCCGTTGCCACCGAGGTGCTTGGTGATGACCGACTCAACCTCTTCGATGGAGATCGACTTCTGCGACTTGATCGCAGCGGTGATGTCTTCGACGAGCTTCTTGGAGTCGATGCCGCTTTCCGAGGTAGCCGACTTCACCGCTTTGGTAACGATGTCGGTCAGTTCTTCGGGGGTCAGGGCACCTTCCTCGGCGTTTTCCTCGGGATCGGGGGCATACGCCTTCACGATTTCCTCGACGTTCTCGCCGCAGTTCTTCGCCTTCGTTTCGAGGGCGTCCAGTTCGGACTTTTCGGTGTCCGTGATCTTGTCGGCACTGATCGACTTGAGATGTGCCAACCGGAGTTTTTCCTTGAGGGTCAGTTTCATGGGTATTGTCTTAGTTTTTGGTTGGGCTTCTGCTGATCGACCACGCCGGATTATGACGCGACACTTTAGGAGAAAATTGCTTTAAAAAAAGTAGGGGGAAAATAGAAATCGTCAAGTGTATTGATTAACTTGGTTTTCGCACCGCTGTATCAGTCGTTACGCGTTCTGCGCATCAATACGTTCGACAAGACGTTCCGCGTAAGATTGAGCGCGGCGAGCAGTTGCGTTAGACGCCCCGCCGCCCCAAAGCAGCATAGCGACAAGACCAGGAGTGATCTCATCCCCGTCCACCGCTTCAAGATCGCCAATATGACGCGCGATCCACGGTCCAATCCTTCGCCATTTATCTTCGCTGAGAGCTTCTCCGTTGGCCATTCGGGTAGCGTCCGCAACGGTGGCGGGTTTCAAGCCTTCGCCGGAATAGCCCTCCTCATGAAGGCGCAGTCCTCGCTTGGCAGAAGCCGCCATGAAGGATGGCGCGATCAACGACGGCGGTGCTTTTTCAGCCAGAATAGACTCCTCGGACTGCCGAAGTTCTCCGCCATTCAGCGTTCGATACCGCTGAAATGCCTTTGCAGAAACTTCTTCCGTGATGGAACGAACGCTGAAACTTGCGTCAGGGTTGGCGGGAATGACGACGAGGCTGGTTTCGTGCAATTCGATCTCCTCGATGCCCTTGTAGTCATCCATGTAGTAGAAGAACCCACCGATGCTGAGAGTCTTCAATGCCTTCTCCATGATCTGGAAGCGAACATGGACAGCATCCGGGTGAGGAGAATTGGTCACGATTCCGCGAAGGGCCAAGCCACGATTATTGACCGAAATCTTGTCATACCGCCCCATCAGATTCTTAACCGAACGAGTGTGATCGGTAAGCATAACGGGGTTCTCCATGAACTGACGAAGCGTTCGGTCGAATGCTCCTTGCATGATGTAATCGCCATCTCGATCTTCCGGCGTCACGTTTTTGAACGTAGAGCCATAGCCCTCAAAAGTAACGTCTTGAAAATCCACGATGATACCGTCTGACTTGACTTCTCTTGCCGCTTTAGTTGTTTCAAGAGGGTCGCGAGTCTCGAACGCTTTGACATTGCGGTCAGCCCTGCAACGAGCGTCAATGATGTCGAGTTGATCGACAGGGAGCGTGAACGTGGCGTCTTTCGAGACATACAAAACCCCGTCCGGGTTTGGGATAGTCGGGGACACCGTTGCCGCGCCACCCTTCACGTCGCGGACCAACCCGATGACCTCGATCATCTCGTCACCGAATCCAAGGCGATAGCGAACGGTCTTTCCGACAAGCGATGGACGCAGCGGAGGTGCCGGGGGCGGGATCACCTGAGTCTTCCGGTGAATCCCCGCAGCACGTTTGACTTTCACTAGCTTGGACATATCGAAATCTTAACACCCACGAAAATCGACGCAACACAAATTTGCACGTTCGTGCAATCACGCAGAACCAGCAAGAAGAGGCAGATTTGGAACACTACCGTCAGGATTGATTGTTCCAGAAATTGCCAAGAACCCTGTGTGGTTAGGGTGCCAGTCCAGCGTTTCCGCATCTTGCGCTGGGACGTTTTGAATATTGCACGTCGGCAAGCCACGGTAGAAGGCGGGGCCGCGCCATTCGACCTGCGTGCATCCAACGACACTGATATGAGTTACTGCCCAACTGTGTTTTGCCGCCAAGCCTACGCCGACGTTCGTGGCGCGGACGGATTCCGTTCTGGCAATCACGCCGCTTCGACCCTTTGCAATCTTCGTGGCCTTGTCACGAACTGCGGCAATCGTATCACGAACGCTTTTACCTGCACGAATTGCTGCCTCCACCACTGTCCGAACGGCATTCTTGGTCGTTTCCAGAATCCCGGCGATGAGCGGGGTTCGTGAAGCGGAGCGAGCGGCCACTTCCGAAATCAACGAAGGGCGAACATCGACTTGCATGATCTCTGCCGCCGCACGATAAGCACGCTCGCTTACCTCGTTGTGCATGGACTGAATGTTCAGCACGTTCTCCAACCTAGCTCCTCGCTCGTTACTTTCGAGGGCTGATTCCCAGATGGCACGCATCGCGTCCGGTGGGATATGATGACTCTCCGGGGCTTTGACCGCGGAGCGAGACCCATAGATGGAACGATAGGACCGCTCCACGGTCTCACAAATGGAGAGGACGTAGCTTTCCAGCGTCTTCTCGACAGGGGACAGTAGCCCACGCATTGCTTCACCGCGATAGATGAGTTGGAGCAACCGCAACGACTCGTTCGCGTCCTTCACGCGAAGTGATTTGCCACCGTGCAGGTATCGCAGCGTTATGACCGACGCGAGTGCGTCTGGGTCAATCACTGGAAGAACAAGGGCTGAAGATCGGAGGTTACCTGGCGTGTTCATCAACGCCTACGCTTCTTGGGTTTTGCCGGATAGCTCTTCGACTTCTTCGGCGGGATGAGCGTCATACTCCCCTTCGGGTCATCCTCTTCCTCCTCGCCCTCGTCACCACCGCTTCCGTTGCCCCCGCCTTCGTTGGTGATTTCCTCCACGTCGCCTCCGACAAGCTCACCATAGGCACGCAGCATATCTTCATTCGACAAACTTGCAAGACCCGCAAGCTCAATCGGAATGGTGTGATTCATGACCATGATTTGATCCAAAATCGGATTCTCAATGCGACGGAAACCGAGAAGCTCGCGGAATTCGTTACGAGTGATGACGCCTTCGCGTAGAAGCGGGAGGTGCGTCTTGGAAATCTGCTCCGTATCAATCACTCCGTAGAGTTCATAGACGAGCTTGAACGTCGGGCTGACCTTCTGAATGAAGCCATCCGCGTTGATCTTGCCGACGATGATGTCGATGAGCGGCACGATCTTGTAACGGCGGAAGTTCATTTCATCCTGCCGCGCCGTAGCGTAATTGGCCGCGCCTTGCACCCCGGCGATGGAAAGGGGGACACCGTGGTTGAGGAAAATCTGCTCGATGGTCCACTTCGATTCCTCAAGCGACTGCATTTCGGACATGGTGAGTCCGAGCTTGTGATAGGACCACTTGCCGTTCAAGAACGCCACCTTCCCGGAATTCTTTTTGCCAGCGTATTCCGCATGGAACTTGCGACGAAGTTTCTCCCACTCAACCTCATCAGAAACAGATCCGTCGTCCAACGTCATAACGCCGGAAGGTTGCGCCCCGTTCTCCTTGAACTTCAGTCGAATCTCCGTCTGCGCCATTGCATCGCGGTAGAGGTCTTCGGCAGCTTCAAGGCTACCCAGCCCCGCAATCAAGTCAGACGGATTGGTATAACGGAAGTGGATAATCTGTTCCGGTTCAAATCGCAGTTCTTTCCCGTTGACCGTATAGATGAAGGCAGAAACCTTCTCCGTAAGCGAAGGAATCCACTTCACGTTTTGAGGAAGAAGAGGGAATAGCGCGGAAGGGCGACCGAGCAGATCGGTTTCATCCTTGAGCCAGTAGGCATTTCCGGTGAACTCCAGATGAGCCACGGTCATGTCGATTAGCTCTTCCCAAGTATCGTAGGGGTTGGGCTTGGTCAGGAACCTGCCTTTTCCGAAAGCGACGGTATCGGGGTCTTTAGCCCCGATTGGGACGATCATCGAATCATCCGCCGCCGTAGTGTCCACGATTTTGAAGTTCGCGCTGATCGCCGTGGCGGAAATCAGCCTGACGGCTCGCATAGCCGCCCATACTTTTTTCGCCCCGGCGTTGATGTAGCTGGAGTAATCCGTAAACTTGTGAATCGGAACACCGATGCGGTATTCGATGAACTCCCGCGTCTTCTCGTCGGGCAAACGGGACAGCATAGCCGCTTCCGCCGGGGTGATTGACGCGACTTTCGATTTCCTCGAAAATCCAAGAAGGTTGAGAAGATTTGGCATGAGTATGGCGCGGTTACTAGGGGTCAGTTTACGCCTCCGCGCCATCAGTGTCAATCACCTCAAGCTCCGATTCGATTGTCGAAGGTTTCCTTCGTTTTCGTTTTGCACGAACGTGCAAAACTTCTGGTTCGGTTTGAGCTTCATCCGAATGGGTAGGCTCTGCTTGTGTCTCGGGCTGATCGTTGTCTTCCGAAAGCTGTTGACCGTCTAGCAGGGAATCGAACTTTCCCTCATTTTGCATACACCGTTTGCAGTTCCCTTCCACCAATCGAATGATTCGCGGGTCAGGCGACCAAACACGCAGACGATCAAACAGGGCGTAGTCTTCTGCGTAGACCTGTTTGAGAAGCGGTGATTTTACGCTTCCACGAAAAACGCGATACTGGGGGTTGGACTTGATGGCGTTCTTTTTCAAACAACACTTCCCGACCACCGTGTTGAAGTATTGCGCGATGTCCCTCGTAGCGAGAATCAGATCGAACTTTGCCGTGAGCCACCGATTTTGAGGAAGGAAAAACTCCGGGGCTAGGTCCATTGACGACTGGAGAAATTCCAGAACAGCAGTTGTTCGCTCTTCTGGTTTTCCGCCACGACTGCTCATGAGTAGATCGTTGAACGGCTCACTGAAATCCGCTGATCCGGCATTGAGGAAGGCGAGAGTCACGGCACTCTCCAATCGCTGAACGGGATCGCGCACCAGAATGACCTTTTGAGCGGAATCCCAAGTTTGACGCGGCATTACGGAACGCGCATCGGTTGGCCTGACATATTTGGCCAACTCAAGGGTGTCTTTCAGACCCATCGCCGTCGCGAAGGATTCGTTTCCGGTGAGTGGGTTTTCGATCAAGATGATTGACCGCTCCTTATTTGTTCTCATGCCGAAGTATAGCCCCCCACCGCAAAACGGTCAATACTTGATGGTCTTGATTCCGATTCCATATGGGGAACCGACCTTGTGCAAAACCACATCCTCTGGCGTCTTGATTTCATCCCAGAGCCTTGGGACTTCCACGCGATTGCCGCGATAAGCCAGGTTCGGCGTAGCGCAAACGTCATGAAACGCGACGACCCCGCCGGAAACAACACACGGGGCAAACCAGAGGTAGTCGTTCATGACCCCTTCGTAGGTGTGGTCACCGTCGATGAACAGGAAATCCACGCATCCTCTTTCGCGAAGGGAAAGTGCGTGCGCCTCCCGGCTATGCGAGTCGATGAAATGCAAGTCAACCTCAACCCCACGACCCCGAAGATGCTCCGCGCAATCACTCAGGGCTTGTTCCGAATTGGCTTTGCCCCAAAGAGACCCTGGTAGATCCACGATGATGACGCGGCGCAGAGACGGCATCGAGGCTTCCGCAAGACGGATGAGGGATCTCCCATGACGCGAGCCGATTTCCATAATGGTCTTCGGGCGCAAATCACGAACGTATTGGCATAGGGTTTCAAACTCGTCCGCGTCTTGCGGGGGATACTTGAAGAACGAACCGCTGAGATTGCTCATTTTATGTATTTGTTAGGTTATGGCTTTGTTAGGCTCAAGCAAGAAGCAGTTTTCCGCGCTTTTCGAGCATTTCCCATGCGACGCTTACGGCGTCAATCTGGTCGTCGTGCTTTCCATCTGGGAATGTATCAAGCTCGTCGATGAAATCTTTCGTCCACTCGGCTTGGACTACTACGACTTGACCCGCTTCGATTTTGTTGAGCCAAGATTGAGCGCGGAGCAGCTTGCTTCCGCCTCCCTCTGAACGCTTCGGTGGGTTCTTCAACTCGACTTTGACGCGACCGAGGAGCGCGTCACGCACGTCCTCAACGACACCCTTGAAACCGCCGACACCCTCCATACCCATGCGGAGAACGCGAATGGCGGGTTCGGGTTCCTCCCCTCCTTCCTCGACCGCCGCGATGTTCTGCGGGTATCCGCGCAAATCGACCTCGGCTTGCAGCGTAATGAGGGAGCGCATTTTCGCCCACGCCAAACGACGCCGAACCATGTTGAGGACATAAATCGTCTTCGACTTCTTCCCATAACCGAGAAGCGCCCCCGCCGTGTAGTCCGCCGTTTGCTGCTCGCTCAACGCCGTGTCCCATCCTCTGACGATTTCGTCAATGTCGTCCCAAGGAACGTCCGACATCTTCACGTAGCGAATCCTAGAGAGGTCCGTCACCCCACTGCTCGCCGACCGGGGCTTGCCCAAATACTGACTTTCCCACTCGTAGGCTGGAATCGTGGCGCGAATCCCCTGCAAATAGGAAAGCGGGCGTTCCTCGGGGAAGAGGGCTTCGTCCGGTCCGCGGCCAAGGATGTCCTCCTCACCCTCCGCGACCAACGCGGGAATGTTGATGTAATTGAACTTCTGGTCTTCCCGCCCTTCGGCAATTAGCTGGTTGATGTGTTCCTCGCTCGTCAGCTTCCCGATCAAATCGTCGGGGTGCCAGCGCGTCCCAATGATGAACTGCTTCGCCTTCGGGTGGAGACGGGTGAAGCAGTCACCGAAATACCACTGGATCACCTTCTGACGCAAAACGGCGGACTCTGCTTCCGCGCGGCCCGCGTGAACGTCGTCCATGATGAGCCAATCGACTCGGCGACCCGTGAGCTTCGACCCCGCGGACTTCGCGACTACCCCGCCGCCCCGCGTTGTAACCCATTCGTCCGCCTTGTTGCTTCCCCGCACGGGGTGGACGCCGGGGAAGACCAACTGGTAAAGGGGGGATTCCATGCGGGCGCGAATTGCCTTGGAGAACTTCGTAACGAGCGTGTGGCTGAAACCCGTAATCGCAACGTGGTCCGTAGGCGCATCGCCCAGCCTCCACGACGGAGCCTCGATTGAAAGCATGGAGCTTTTCCCGTGCTGCGGCGGAACCGAAACCGCGGTGTTCGGGGGCAACTCTCCGTGCATGACCCGCTGGACCAAACTGATCAAATAGCGGTGGACGCGGCTTAACACGAAGCTGGAATGACCCTGCGGGTTGAATAGGTGGTAGTAGGCAAGGAAATCATGCCGTGCCAGTTCGATCAACACCGTAAGCATGGCAATATATTCGTCATCACTCCCAAATCCTTCGGGGGTGACGATGCGACCTTTGCGAACAGCATCCCCCGTAGCCCGTTCTATTTTAGGGTCAGCCCTCATCATCGTCGAAGTCTGTATCCTCCCATTGCTCAAGCTGCTCATCTTCCGCGGAAACATCCAAAGTATAGTGCTGATGGGCGCTCCCCTTCTTTGGTTGGGCTTGCTCCAGAAGGTCAGGGCGGTTTTTCAAAATGTCGGCTAACGCGAACCCGAGAGACTTCGCCGGAACATCTTCACGAAGCATGATGATGTTGTTATTCTGGACTCCGATGGAATGAACAGGGTTTCCGTCCTCGTCAAACTGCTGGACGGAGGGCTTCCCGTATCCACGGTCCTTTCCTCGACGCTCCAAAAACCACCGCATCGACCGCAAATCCTTCTCCTTGATAGTCGTGCTGATGAAAAGAGACTCCATGTTGTCCACCAAGTCCTCCCCGATGTCATCAACCGTCTGTGCGTAATCAGGGTCTCCGCGAAGCCATCGGTAGTGCGTCATGCGGCTTATCCCCGTCTTTCCACAGGCGTATGCTACATTACCCTTCGACGCACGCAGATGGAAAAGCATTAGCTGCTTATTCTCCTGCACCTTGGCAGCGACTTTCGGTGGCGTGCCATATCGCGGTTCCCGCTTTGCGTTAAGCTGCGGAACTCTACTCCGAACTTTAATCTTTGGTAAACCCATGATGGCTTACTCCTTTCGGTAATCAGGAGAAATAATCTTCGGAGCGGCATACCTCCAGTTAATCTGGTGGTGGATTCGTGGAAACCGAGAACCCATAACCCCAACCTTAACGCAGGATGGGTTCGACATCACGGTATACATCGACTTCGCATACGTCCCGAAGGCTTTGTAAAGTTCGGTAATACCGCCTGCATTGCTCTGCGTCGCGTGCTGCGTGAGATGACAAAGCGGCGTGGTAAAAAACACGAACCCTCTAGCTTGTAGGGATACATACGTGTTCACGTCCTCGTTCATTCGACCGCGGAATTTGAACGGGCGCTTCACATCGCAGATAAAAGAGTTCATGGCTTTTCTCCGCATTTTCAAATTCTTGGCCATGCTCCCCTGAGAACCCCCTAGGAAATCGCCCCCCTGTGCCATAGCCAAACTAAGGACATGCGGAGGCAGCGATTTGTAGTAATCCAGTAGGGTGTGAAGGACTTCATCCAGATTGCGGATTGGCTTTCGATGAAAGCGACCGCGTGTATCCCGCGTCAACGCAAAAAAGGCGTAGTCGTCGTCCAACTGGATGAAGTATCGGTAACCGAGTTTTTCAGCGATGTGGAAGGCTGCATTGCGGACGTAAGTAATAGTGCCTCGATTCCCTGTGTGGTTATCGAAGAGGTCCATCGTCTTCTCTTCCTCCTCCTTTGAGAACATGATTACCTTATCCTCACCGAAATTTTTCCGATATTCATCCACCGTGGGGTCTTCGTCATCCACGATGTAGTAGACTGGTCCCGTCCACCCGTGCCGTTTCAGCGACGCGGTGGTGAAGACCCGATCAGGACGCTTGTGCGTAAGAATAAAAACAGCGAGCTGCTCCTCGTTTAACACGGGGGCTGCCGCAGGTGTGGGGCGACTTTCTCGTTTTCTCACAGCTTGTTTTTTCATAAGTAGAGTGCGTGTCCAACTGTCTGTCCTGCATACTTTTGCACATTCGTGCAAATTATAGATAAAAAAGGAGAATGAAGGAAGGGAAGAAAGGGGGGCTTTTACTCAAACTCCTCATCAGCCTCAATATCCTCCACGAACTCCTCCGCTTCCTCATCAGTAAGGGACTCGCCGTCATCCCGGCAATGTCGGTTTATGTCATATCCCTCGGCTTCCAAAATCTTGTCGTTTTTCTGGTAGAGCCTCTCGAAGCGTTTCGTCATTAAAACATGCCCATTCTCAATGGCCTTGTCGATGTCCACGACTATAAGAGTGCTGTCCTCCATGAGTCGTTGGAGCGGGGCGGGAGCGTGGGCGTAAAACTCAGCGATTTTACCGTAGTCGAAAACAGTATGGCGATACGCCGCATACCTCAGAAAAGATATAACCTCCGCAGGGATTTCTCTTGAGGCACGCACCTCAGAAAGCTGCTTGAGTAGCTGGTCCGTTCGGGTGCCATCATAAAGCTCCGAAACTTGCGGCTTTATTCCCTTCGGCGTATAAACCGGGGCGTCGATCTTCGACGTATAAAGGCTGGGCCTTTCTCCTTCCTCTTCGCTATCCCCTCCTCGACTACCGGGTTCCTCTTTGCGAAGAACCGCGCCACCGCTGGAAAACTCTGACAGCAAATCGTCAAACTCTTCGCCGGTAAAACCCGCGAGGGCAAACCCGTGGTCTTCGTCGATGTCTTCTAGTTCCTTCAACATGGCAATTTGCCCCTCAAGGTCATCGTCACCCATGCCCTTATTCGCCGCGAGCAGCCTCGCAAGGTGGACCTCCTCCGTGTAGCTGACGACGCTCACGTCAGCGTGCGTGTATCCCATGGAAAGGAGGAGCTTCTTCCGCAAGTGCCCTGAAACGAGCTGCCTATTGCGCTCGTTCCAGACCATCGGGTCAAAATAATCGTTTTCGAGACTGAGCTTCAGCGCCTCCCACTTTGGAGTGCCCTCCTCCGGGTGCTTGCGGATTTCGTGGTTTCTTGGATGGTCTTGCAACTCGGAGAGCAGTTTCCTCTCAATACGAATTTGCGCGGTCTTCTCAGAAGGCGCAGGCTTTCGTGAACGTGAGGGGGCTTCGACTTTCGGAGGACTCTGTGGAAGGGTGCGTTTTCTCATGGCGTTGGCTTATGGAGCGGAATGTTACACAATAGGAAACTGGAGACAAGGGATAAATTCGCGCCCCTCCTGTCCTGCCCCCTTCCCGCTTGCGGAGATCAGTCGCAGCGCCAGTAATCCGGCTTCTTGTTAAAAATCCTCGTTTTCTGCCTCGCATAGCCAAGTTTTTTCAACTCCTCGTTGAACCTCTTGCTTATACGAGACTGGTCGATAAACTCCCCATCGCACAGATACTCGGTAAAATGGCCAATCGACACCGTATTGAATGAACTAGCCAAAAGAAGGCATCGGGGTTGCCGCAAGTCTTTAACCATTTCCCGTAATTCGGTAATCGGGTCTTGAAAATGCTCAAAATACTCGGAAGCAAAGACAACGTCCGCACGCTCCCCGCCCACGTCGGCTTTTTTCTCCACGAGTTCAAAGAAGTGAGCTTTTCGCATTTTTTCACAAACCCGCCATTGAACCGTATCCCGGAGATTGGTCCCTACGACCCTAGCCGTGGGAAATAGCTGTTTCCACACTGCCGTCGTGTAACCGATTCCGCAACCTACGTCAACAAGAAGGCGGACTGTGCCGAAGTCGTCCAAGACTGAGTGGGAGAACATGGACTTTGGGTTGTTCATCTCTCGAAGATATTTTCTGCTGTATTGGGTCCAGCACCCCCAGAGGTCTCCCAGATAATGAGGAGAGGCGTAAACGGACCAATCAGGTTCGGCTCTTTTCCCTGCCTTCATGTCTTGCAATGAGGAATACCATTGGTTTTCCAAAGCTATTCGTTCGCGTAGCCCCCCTGCTTGGGCTTCCCTCGACTGGTTGATGTTGTCGATCATGCGTTGAATGACCTTAGCGTCCACTCCGCAGCGTGATAGCCTGTGGAGATACGCGAAGACAGCTTGCTTTGGTGGGGTTTCAAGTAGTGGCGAAGTCCGCGTCCAGTGTAGGGTCATGCTGGGAGTTTACCCCCATGTTTTTTGAAAAGTCAATGATCTGTGCCGATGACTTTTTTACTTGCAAAGAAAAGTAGACCCCCTGACCCCGAAAATTTTCAATTCATATCAGCGGTAGTTAAGTAGGTCGTCAGCCCCGGCGTCCGGGGAATTTTGGCACCCCCCCTCGGGGTGGCCTAGCTAGGTCGGGGCGAAACCTAGCTAACCCTTCCCAGTGCGACCTCCCCTTCTCTTCCTCTCCCTCGACCCCGGTAAGGCGATGCCACTTCGTCTGTAGCCGTCGTCCTGCCGCAGTCTAGGCTCCTCACCCTCCCGGATAGGGCCGGACGCGTGGCGGCGTTTGCACGCGTGTGCAAAACGGGAAGGGGAGGAGAGTGCTGGACACGAAAACGCCCGGAGGGTAAGTCCGGGCGTCTCAGCCTAGGCAGAGGAAGGTGGATGGTTAGGCTGCGGTCTCCTCCTCCCCCTTCTCGGGGAAGATGGCGTAGAAGTTTTTCTCGGCAAGGCCGACCATCTCCGCGAGGAAGTTCACCCCGTAAACGATGTCCCGGAGCGTCTCGCGATAGACCTCGACGGAGGAGGGGGCGACGGTGTGGCCCTCCTTCTTCAGATCGTTGGCGAGACCCATCGTGGAGGCGAACTCCTTCAGCGAATAGGCGAGGGAGAGGGCGTTCGTCTCCGCCTCCTCCACCGTGTCCACGATCCCGGAGAGGTAGGGGGAGGAAGAGGCGGCTTCCACCTCCGCCCGCGTCCAGACCTTCCCACAGCCGTTATCGCTCACGACGTAGCCGGTGGTCGCGTTAGCGTAGGGGAGGGGGGAGGTCATGTCCGGGATGGGCTGGACTCCGATGACGTGAACCCCGCGCCGGGAGAGGTTCGCGAGAACGAACTTAGCGAAGTGCATGGATGCGAGAGCGTGGTGCTTCATTTTGGTAGTGATGTTAGGGTTGGGGAGAGGTAGGTTCAGAGGACAGAGGTGAGGTCGTAGGAGGTCGTGCGAGTCTCGGAGAAGGAGAGGCTGTAGGCCGGAGCAGGGTAACGCTCCTTCAGCTCGTAGAAGAGAGCGATGGCTTCCTCCTTCGTCTGGAAGTCCGTGACCACCCGGAAGTGGTGGCGGTAACGCTCTTTCCCGTCGTAGTCTTTGCGGAGGAGGGCGATGTTGATCGTGTAGGTCGGCATGGCTGTGAGGTAGGTTGGTTGTGATGGTAGGGTTCAGAGGGAGGGGGCGGTGGCTGCAAGCTTCTCCAGCTCGGCGCGGAGTTCGCACTGCCCGTCCGCGTAGGGGACGAAGACCTTGCGGTTGTAGAGGTAGTCTTCTCGGATCATCCGCACGGAGAGGTCGCAGGCGAAGAAGTAATCGAGACCGCGGGCGATGTCCACGAAATAGACGAGGTTGGGGGCGACGAGGGCCGCGGCGCACTGCTGGCCCTTCGCGTTATATCCGCCCCCGAGATTGAAGGCGAGGTGAGGGAGGGAGGCGAGGGGAGGGTAGCTGGTGGGGTGGTTCATGGGATTGACTTTTGGTTGTGGTGTTAGACTAACGGGAGAGGGAATCAGAGGGCGAAGGGGAGGAGAGCGGAGAGGACGGACTTATCGCCCTCGACCTCCTCCCCGGTGGGGAGGTAAAGGACGCGGCCCCGGAGGGTAGGTCCGGCGCTTCCGTAGACCTTCACGCGCCCCGTCCCCTTGTATGCCTCCAGCGTGCCGCTGACAGCGTTTCCTCCCTTCCCCGCGGTATACCACGAGAGCGTGAAGTCGTAGCGGTGGGAACGGCGGGAGGAGCAGAGGAAGGAGAGGGAGAGCGTGATGCCCGTGGCGTTCGCGCTGGGGAGGTCATCAATGGAGGCGGAGAGCGTGGCGGTGATAGTCTTCTTCATGGTTTGTGGGGTGGTTGGTTGGTGAACGGTGAATTACTTAGACTGAATGCGGGGACCGTTGACCAACTCCGGGTTGTGGAGGCTGGTCATGTATTGCGCCGTCCAGAAGGCGAAGGCCAGGAGGGTGACCGCGGCGGCGGAAGCGAGGGCGATGATGATCGGCTTGGGGAGGTCTTCAGTGATGTTCTTCATATCGGTGTGGTGGTTGTGGATTGAGGGGGGAGATTTACCCGGCCCCCTTGCGGTGATGAAGTATAAGCCTACCCTCTTTCCTTTGTAAACACAAATTTGCACGAAAGTTCAAATCTCCCGTAGTCCGGGCAGAGGAGGAGCGCGGAGGAGGGGGCTGGCCCTACGCCTAGGACGAACGGAGGGCGCGTGCGCTCGTCCCACGGGAAAGGAAAGGAGGGGAGGAGCGAAACCGTTTTTCCCGAGCGCGTGCGCGGCGTGGGGGAGGAAAGAGAGGGAAAGAGAGGGAAAGAGAGGGAGCTAGGGGGGAGAGGAAGGTTGCTCTCCTCCTTC